GTAGCAGCTACATTGACACCCTCAGCAAGAGCTTCCGCATCTGATTTACCGGCCTTCTTGGCTGCCTGAGCAGCAAACCTACCGGCAACCATCGCCGCCAGGGCATTGCCCGCAAAGTTAAGAGGGCCACCTTCAAGAGCAGACTTGGCTCGATTCAGCCAGGGGTTACCGAGGCGTTCGGTGGACAATCCAAACACAAATGAATCCCGATATTCTTCGGGAACCATCGACTTAACAGCATCCGAAAAGTTACCATCCTTGACGTTGGTAAGCAGGAAATCAGCAACAGCACCAGGAACCAGATCCTCAAGTGCCAGCTTCTTGCCTTTGGCTCCAAGCTTAGCAACGCCTTGAAGTTTTGGATCGATAGGGGCGGTGCCAAACTTACCACCCGGCAGACGGCGAGCACCCCTAACCGTTGCGATAATACTGAGAAGCTTGGAAGCAGCCTGACCAACACCAGTCTTGGGTCCTTCAATACCAATATCCGAGAGGGCTCTTTTGTACCCATCCTCGTAGGGGCGCTTTCCAAGATTAACCGTAGCATCCAACGCGATCTGAGATACCAGATCAACTGGACTCTCAATGATGTCCGCACCGGCCTGTCTTACAGTGCCAAGAACTTCCTTAGCGGCTCCAAGTCCTGGGATCTGACTTTGACCTTTGCGGTAGATCTCTTGGGTTTTGGTGCCAAGCATCCGATCAGCCACTCCTGTGATAACATCACCAGGATCGCTAATGAACTGACCAAAGGGTTTAGCAAATTCCAGAGGATTGACAAGAGATTCATTGAACTGTTTCTCTTGAGCGGCCTTCTTTTCGGCAGCAGCGCGTTGCTTTTCAGCTTCTTGGCGCTTACGCTTCTCTTCTTCTGCTTTCTTTTTAGCCGCAGCAACGGCTTGATTTTGTTTGGCCCGTTCCGCCATATTAACAGCGGGAACACCTTCCAGGTTGTAATCAGCCATTTGTGTTTTGGGGAAGTAGGGTCCCCCTCAAGGGACAGTGAATTGACTAAAAGGGCGGGAGGCCCTATTCCCCGCAAGGAACAAGGGCCTTATTTCCCAAGTTGAGCAGCAATGCGCCTCCGCAGGCGATCAAAGTTTCGATACGGAGTCATGCTGGTGCTGCCCGCCGGGGCTGGAGCTAGGAAGTCGATGCTGGCAATTGTACCATCCGCAGATCGAACATTGCCTGTACCGCCTTGTCGGCCAATGATTTGACCAGGAACCACCCGTGTCCCAATCTCCAAGGAGGGTCGAGAAGCAAGGTGGGCATAGAGCACATCAACGGGTTGACGAGTCTCTGGATCAATGGATTCCACAACCACGTAGTTTCCATAGCCAGGTTCAAAGTTGATGTCCTTGATTCTGCCAGGAAGTACTGCTGGGAATTGCTTGTTTTCAAAGAATACATCGAGGCCGGGTTGACCATCAGGACGTTCGAATGTAACGGAACTTACCTGCTGTCGAAACGATTGGAGCCCGGCACCATTAAAATTTCCGCCGCCTGCCATCTCCTGCCTAAGGGCACGAAGGTAGCGTGGGGCATCAATCTTGCGAGTTGCTTCCCATTCCATTGTCAGATCCTCAACAGCACCACGAAGATCATTACTTTGACCTCGCAGATACGAATTAAGTCTCTTCCTCCAGGGGAATCCCTCGGTGATTACCGCATCAAACAGGCGGTCCTGCGTAGCCTTATCAAACACTGCTGTGTCTGGAATCCCTGCCAACTGTTGAGCAGCTTCTAGGGTCTTGACTTTGAATTGATACTTTCCGTTGTGGAGGTAGCCACGTTGCTTGACCTGGGCGATGGTCATCTTAGGCAGCTGTGGGTCTGTCAGACTTCCAGCAGTACCCATGTTATACCCACCATACCCAGCATCACCGGGACCGCCCTCCAGTTCGCCTAGAGCGGCTCTGAGGGAAGCCAGGCCTTTACCAGCGCCTCCTTGGGATTGACTTTGGAGGTCTTGACCGGCTTTGGCTCTTTGAAGGCGAAGTCGAAGCCGTTCTCTGGCGCGACCTGTAATTCTTGGATTTGCCAACCCGGCAGCAGCAACAGGATCGTAGCTAGCGTTGTCTGAGTAGCGTTTAGCAGAAACATTAGAAGAAGTTACGGTGTACGGAATCCCCTGTAATTCAGCCTGTTTCTTCAGAAGTTCATTAACCGATAGGTTGCTGGCCCTGGCCATGACTTCCAAATCTGCAGATGGCTTGCCTCCGTTATTAAGAACATCCATGTTCAACTCAAGGCGTTCTCGTGGGAAGAGAACACTACTGCGTCCGGAGACAACGCGGGGAAGGCGGGCTGCCACTTGTTCAGCAAGATCCAGTCCAGAAGGACCAGCTACCTTACGAACGGGGCGGGGCAGGCCACGCATGGCACCAGGAGTCGGTAGAACCCAAGCACCAGTTTTATCTTGAATCGGGGCAAAGTCCCCACCAGGCCCAAGAGCAGAAACAATCTGCTGCTCCATAAAGGTCTGTGCCTGGAGGCGATTCATGTCTACTGATTGCATTTGCCGCAGTGTGGTGGCGGCAGCAATATCAACAATGGCGGATACTGTTGAGGCAGACTTGTCCGCAAATTGAGCATCAGAGATACCCTGTGCTTTCATAATGCCACGCAATTTATCGCGGGCATATGCTCTCATTGTTGCCTTTTCAGGCAGCAGCTTCTCATTATCATCACTGGGCAGCAGCGCCCTGGCACGTTGAGCAGCATCGGAACTGATGTGACCAGTTGCCTCAAGTAGTTGAAGCTCGGATACACTTTTAATGACACCTTTGCCGATGGCATCGATGACATTCTGATCATTCTTTGGATTGTAGTTCTTGCCAAAGGTTCTCAGTTTAGTCAGCGCTTCGGTTGCCTCAGGATACAAGGACTGCATCTCCTCCAGTTTCGTCTGCGTTGTCTCAAACAAACGAGGAGATGGGTTGGCCTGGAATTGATTGAGCATTGAGGAGATTTCTTCCCTTACGGATTCTTCAACCTCTTTGGCCTGCTGTTCAATCTGACTATTGAGTTTGGTTCGAATCTCAGCAATATCAAGGCCGAACCGCTCACCAACAGTCCGCAGACTAGGATCCTCTGGATTGATGAGGGAGGCTTCGTAGTTATCGAGAGCCGTGTTTGCCTCTACCGGATTGGTTGCCCCGAGCCTTTGGATCTGAGTCAGGATGGTATCGTTGGCTAGTTTGTTGGCCGCCTGCCAATTGCCTGTCAAATTATAGGCTTCTTTGTATGCCGTAGCAACAAGACTTTGCGCCTGTGTTTTATCGGCAAAGCCGTTAATCTTACCACCAACACCAGCAATGAACCGTTCCTGATCAAGTGCAACTCGATTGGTGACAATCTCCTTCATCCGTTCTCCGAGAATACGTTGCCGTACCTTGAGTATGGTTGGTGTGAGATGTTCAGAGATGATTAGAGGATTGAGATCTCGAAGACCAGCGGTCTCTATGAATCGTTGAATGCCTACCTGCCAAACTGCCATCAATTCTGGCTGTGTTTGAGCAGCGGCTGGAGTGATGAATCTTGTGGATCCATCTGGTTGAACCAGCGGAATTTGTGTGTCCCGATCACGCACAAAGGTGTCAAGAACATATTCAGCCTGAGTGGCAGCCAACTGAGTACGCCCAACCGCTTCCCCATACCGTTCATATGCGTTAAGGGTGGGACTTTCTTGGCGGTAGGTTTCACCAAGTCCTGGGTTTACCGCAGTCAGTTGATTGGCAGTCTGACGTTCTTGATCAGCAGCCGTTTCGAACTGCTTCTGTTCTGTTTTGTACTGAGTGGCAATATTCGGATTGACCCGAACTTCACCATTCAGAACTCTGGCAATTCCTAACTTAATGCTAGTCTCAATTTTACCCTTCGTCTCTTCAAGCATAAACTTGTTGAGAGTCTCAGAAAAGGCTGTCAGCTCCTTCAGGTCTTGTTTATTGTTTTGGAGGACAGTCTCCGCAACAGCATTGGACTGCTCGGTGCGCCGCTGTGTTTCCCGTAGGAACTGGGAACTAGGATCAAATGCTTGGACTGGATTAAACCCCGCAACTCGCTGTGGCCCAGTTAGCTGAATTTGTCCAGGAGTTGATTCATAAATTCTAGCCATTAGCCTTAGCCTTAGGGGGTTTAAGTTCGTTATAGGTGCTCAGCCCGCCAATAGCCGAAGATCCAAGTCCCGCCACCAATCCAATACCGCTAGGACCCGGCATAGCAATCGGAGAGGAAGGCTTGATGGTGCGCTGAGAAGCAGCCATATTGTTTGCAGACTCCTGCTGATTATAGATGCTTTCAGCACCAATCCAGTAATCCTGATTGGCATACGCAAGGTTCTGGCCCAGCACTGCCATATCACGATCGGCTGTCCTTTCAGCATCCGCCAGCAGTAGCCCGATTGACTGTCCAGAGCGTCCGGTGGCCATCACAAGCCCCTGCTGCTGAAGACTTTGAATGGTGCGTTCCTGGGCCTTCTGGGCTGCTTGGGCATACTCAGCTTGAAGCTTGCTCTGTTCCGAAGTATAGGCCCGATTGGCGGCCTCAGCATTGAGACGCATTTGCGCTTCATAGCTTCTTTCGGATTGGTTGTAGGCTGTCAGCTGAGCCTGATATTGTTGTTGGGCAACAGCATTCGCATAGTTAGCCTGCTGTTGTTGTTGCTGATAGGAAGCGATTGAGCCAATAGCTCCACTAGCAAAGGAGCCAATCGCGGTTACAATAGCTAGTGTTTCAACACCTAGGCACATGGCATTAACTTAGCAAATTCTACATAGGTTAGATTGTTGGGACCAACACTTCGATATGCCAACCGCTTGAATCCAAGCATGTGAAGCAGTTTCATGTGCATCTCATTTCGTGGATCAGCAATGTTGTGAAGCATCAGGTAGGAGGTTTGTTGATCGACCCATTTTCTTGCCTCCTTAAAAAAGAGTTTTGGGTACTGGCGGACATAGGGTGTGGTTAACATCCAGATGGCTCCGCTATGGGCATCTGTTCTGGATACCCCAGCCATCCCACATATCATGCCAGCTGGATTCCAAAAACAAATTGGATCCTCTTCGACATCAAGAGCATGAAGAAGGGCCATTCGCATATCAGTAATGCCAAGGCCCTCTAGTTCTCTGCGATCTGCTGGCTGAAGATGGGCGGCCACCCACTCAACGTCGAATGGCCGCGCTTTATCAATAAGCTTGGTGAGAATACCCATTACTACTTAAGGGAGATTCCTTTGTTGTTGTAGGTGCCTTCCCAGGTGATCGACGTGAGGGCCGTGGGGAAGGGACTATCCGCCACCAACTCTACCTCCACCTGATCGCCTTTGGCAAGAACAGGAACGGTATTCCGTGCATTCCTTAGAACTGGAATGGAGTTGGCCAGGTAAAGGTTACCAACAATTTGGGGAAGATTGATGGAGAATTCTGCTCTACCATCTGCCCGCACCTTAACGATGTACGGACCAGAATCATAGCTATCGATTGATAGTCGATTGATTGTGGGGATGTTGAGTGTATCCTTCCGCCCCTCACTCACCAAGAAGTAGAAGGCAGGCAGAATAGCGGAGGCTTCATACTTGTACCCAAGAGCGAATTTCTTGGTTGTTTGATTCTCCTCAACCGTCACAAAGTACCGTTGACCAACAGGCTGTGCCAGATCTGTCTCCAGAGGAAGCTCAAGAACAACACCAGGCTCCAGCGGATCCAAGGATACCAGAACAGGCTGAAGGGTGGAATCATTGAATCCATCCTTAAAGCAGATGTGGGTCTCGTCTGTTCCAGCAAAGTAAACCTTGGTGGGATTGTAATCGAAAAGATCAAGGCGCAGATCGATGTACTTGTCCTCAAAGAGCACCGCACCACCAGGAGTATCCGTCAATAGATTGAGCTTGCTGAGTACATGATTACTACCCTGCTGTGTAACCACAAACATTGTATCATGTTCAAACTCCACCATTGCGATAGTGCCCGCCATTTCCCACTTGAACCAGGACGCCATCAGTCGCTTGGTTCCATCCTCAAAGAAGCGGAAGAGGTACAGGGACTTGGGTTCACGATTGCTTAGTGCGGTGAACGTATTGGCAGAAGTGGTAACCCTCAGATCACGAATGTCCGAGGGGATGTAGGATGGAATGCCTCGTGTAAGTTCGGTAACCGCAGGCTTCTCACCTGGGCCACCAATCACCATTTCAAACGCACCGGTGGATGTATCATTTTGTTCTACGAAAACAATACTAGAACCAGTGTCGATAGGCGAAATGCGGGGCGACTGGCTGAAGCTACTAACCAAGTTAATCTCAGCCGTAGCAGCAGAGAATGCCTCTGTTGAGGTCTCCAGGATGTATTGAGCATTGTCGGCAAACAGGGCCAATCCCCGAGGAATTTGAACCGCATGACGCAATTCAATTGGTTTCAACGAACCGCAACTGAGATCAATCGGATCGCTATCAACGATGGTGATGACCGTGCTTGCAAAGAAGTTGAAGTAGTCCCCAGCCCGTGAGCAGATGACATTTTCATTGGACATCAAGATCAGTCGATTCTTGAAAAATGAAATGCCATGAATGTTTGTCCCAACAAATGTGGGCATGAGGTTGGTTTCTGCGTCTCCAACAACTCGTGGCTGCCAGAACTGGGATGCAATGCCATCTACGGATTGAGTTACCGAAGTGACGGTATCTACCCGGAATGTATCACCCTCAGCACTGGTAACAACATCCAGGGCAGTGTATGCTCTACCTGACCGGCTGATCTTAATGCCAGTGATGGCACCGGTAGTGGATGTCGAAGTTACTTTAAGACGGAGGTTGATACCAGTCCCACCATAAACTGGAAAGCTCTGTCCAACAGCATACCTGCCATTCCCAGAAGTGAGGATACTAACAGCAGAAGGAACACCCGTTACTGTTGCAGTTGGTGGGGTGGCAAGTGCTGATGCCTCGTCAAGTTTACGGAAGGTGAATGTGCCGTTTGCCTCACGAATGATTACATGGGGCATGGTGGCTTCATCAAAAGACTTCACCACCCCAGGACCAATCGTCTCCTCCCAGACACCTGTGCCGCTAGAGCTTCCATCGCTGGTGATGAACTTCACATAGTAATCATCGCCAGTTGAATTCTCTGAGGCGAGAACCTTGATAATTGATCCATTAAGGAATTGCCTTGGCAACTCACCAACAACACTGACAGTTCCTTTGTATGCCTGAATGGCGTTGCCTGCTGTGCCACCCTTTGCTTCCAGAGAGAAGTCAGCATTGTTGGCCCTTCGAACATGGATGCTGTTGCCCACTCCGGTTGCCACAAACGATGGGTTAGCATTGATGGCAGAGACCAGAGCGTTGATGATCGTTGAGGCACTAAGAGAAGAACCAGAAGTTGTGGGGGTACTGTAGGTAAACGATGTACCAGCAATCTTAACTTCGTAGCTCGTGTCGTATGCCACACTGTTGAGCACCACAAACCCATAGGGGGTAACTGCTGCGCTCACATCTCCAGCATCCTCCAACACGACAACCGTTCTGTTCAACACAAAGTTGTAGTCGTTGATCTGGAGGATGGCCAGATCTGAAGAATCAGTATGTGTTGCGTATGTGGTGGCCGATCCTGCTGGAGTATTTACTGTCTGTTGAATGCCGCTGTTTGCGTCCCAGATTCTCAGAACACCTTGCTTGGTAAACTCAATGAGGTACTTCTCTTCGTCGTCTCGGAAGATAGGAAACCAAGTGCCATCAGAGACAGCATTATCAAGCTTACGAATGCCCCGAAGACCCGGACGCTTAGCCAGACCAAAGGTAGGATCTGGATAGTAGTTTGTGCATTTTCGCAGCTGATTTGCTGCCTTGAAAGCATCAGGCTGCTGCGATACCCCACCAATCAAGTTTGGTATTTTCTGAGAAACGGCAGCCATTAGCGTGCAATAGTACGGAACGGAGTGTATGAGACGTAGAAATTCTGACCACTTTCCAGACCAAAGATATTGACTTCGGAGGTGCTGGTATCGTAGGCCAGACAGTTGGATCTGAGGATGGTCTCATCCTGTGCATTGAAGGTCACCATCTCCTGAGAACCAAGCGCTCGTCCAGCGAATACTCTGGTGGCTCGTTGCGTGATGTAGTCCTTGAATGGTTGAGGGAGGTCTTCAAAGTCAAAGAGCCAAACCACATCGCAGTTGATGGTCTCTCCAGGAACAAACTCATAGGTATGGGCCAGCTTATCATAAAGCTTCCCACCCCGCAATACCGTCTGGTATTTCTGAGAGTTAGCTGTCTTGTTATCCGTCAAGGACAGTACATCTTGAGGGATTGCAATTTCCCCGTTTGTGTCCGCAGTGAACGGATAGTTAACTTCGGTGTTAAAGTGCCAGCCCTCGCCTTGAACTTCTCGGCTTACAGAGTCAAGAATAGCCAGCGCAAGAGCTAGTTCAGGGTTGGCCACATCAAGGCTGACCACTGGTGCCTGCCCGATGCCATTCAGCATTTGGTTAATTGCTTGGAGTTGAGTCGTCATGTTATCGGACAGGACATTAAAAAAAGAGGGGCTAACCTTTAATAGGCTAACCCCTTATTGAACCTAGTTTTGGCTAGGATCAGGCCACGTTGCGGAAGGCACCAGCACAGGAGACGCGCACAGGACCAGCGCCATAGGCCAGGCGGCCCACGATCACATCGCCCTGATAGATCACCTTGGTGTCAGCACCGGTGGTCTGCACGGAGGGGCCAATGGCCTCCACCACACCAGCAGCATCCCGATGGAAGATCAGGCCGCAGGCGTTGGTGAAGTCGGTAGCGATACCGTAGTTGTTGTTCTCGCCGGTAACGGCGGCGGCATCGATGCTGGCACCAGCAGCCGAACCATACTTGCCCAGGAAGGGGATGTTGTTCGACTTGTAGATCTTGATGCCAGCGATCTCGTAGAGACCTTCGCCGCTGTTCAGGCTGCCACCAGAGGCACCATACTCACGGTTGAGGATGTTGGTGTCCACCTGGCTGATCAGTGCATAGTACTGACGAGGGGACAGCACGGCAACACGACCATCCTTAGGAGCAGCGATTTCATCCAGGCGAGCGGCGGCTTCGAAGAAACCATCCACGAGGGCCTGAGCATCATACTCCTTGTTGGCACCGAGGTTGATACGGAAGCCACCAGGCTCGCCGGTCACAGCAGCAGTCAGGCCGGAGGCACGATCCAGAACGCGGAAGATACGGCGATCATAGAATTCAGCCAGGCTCTGACCGATCTGACGGGCGATGGGGCCACGGATGTCATACTGGGCCAGGGTCTCGTCGAGGTTATCAACGAACGCAGAGGCAACCAGCAGGTCGTCCATTGCGATGGTGGTCTCAGCAGCCGGAGGGTTGCCGCTACCCAGGATCGCGGTGCCAGGGGTGTAGTAGCCAGCCTGGATACGACCGGTGTGGATGAACTGGGCTTCCTTGCCACCACGCAGGGTCCGGTTCATCACCAGGCCTTTTGCGATCGTGTTGTTGCGGAAAGCTTCGTAAACTTCGCCCGTAAAGAGCTTCAGAAAGAGAGCCTTCTTGTCGCCAGCCTTATTAACCTGGCC